TAGATTTGCGCTTCGTTTACATCATTGACCAAAGCTTATCTGGATCGATGTCTTTGTGCGATTGCCAATTCACGAATTAAGTTTGGAATCTTGATAAACGGAGCGAGCATAGGGTTGGCTACGGTTTGTAGGAGACCGATGAGACGCTGAGAACGAACTTCTTTCTGCATCACTGCGGCTTACGCCACGTGGTTTGATCTCGAGATCTCCCTCAATATCTGGGTGAATCATCGTTGAACTGCATATTCCATTGGAAAAATGCTTCACCGAGCGGTTTGAGAAGCATGTCATCGATGTTCTTGACTACCGTCTTCATAGAGAGCGATGCGCCGCCCATGAGCATCGAAAGACCAGCGGCAGTACGTCCGGTACCAGAGACACCCGTTTGGCCGTGCATGATCGACGGGATGCCCGTCTCCTCGTCTGCCAACTGCCGACTAATCTGATACATCTGAATGTTCTCAGGAGCGGTGTTGGGAAACTTGAGTCCGTTGATAGCCGTGCCTGTCACACCAGACTGCCTACGGAAGATCTTACCTGGGAAGATGTCCATGTTTTGACCTGGCACGAGACTCGCTTCGTCCACATCAAACACGAGGTTGCCTGCGAGTGCCAAGTTGTCGATAGCCATGCGAACGTGACCGTTCATGAGCATCTGGGCATCTTCCATGTTTTCGGCGACGCCCACACCCCAGAGCTGATAAGGGTTGATCTCGAAAGGAAATGCTTGATACGGAACACGAGAAGGTGTAAAAGGATTTAGGACACAACGGAGAACTTCTTGACCACAGACCCATGCGTTAATCTGAACCTGATCGAAAGCGGTCATCTCTTCAGAAATGTCGAGACCTACTTCCCGTGCGAGTTCCGCATCAATAACTCCCCAGTACTCGAGCACTTCAAAACGACGTTCTTGGTAGTATGGCTCGGTCTCGTCTTCGCGAATGGTATCTTCGTAGTATTTGTCTTCGTAATTTGGCCCTTTGGCTATGGCGCGAGAAATAGCACCAGCATCAAAGTAAGGCATACTGATCAGGTTGCGAAGCTGTTGTCTATTCATACGGTGACGCTCGATCACGTACTCGCAATCTTCGAGAGAAGTAGCACCGGGGTCCGGATGAAAATCCCATGCAGAAACTTGTTCGATACGAGGAACCGTTTTTTCTTCAGGTGTATACACACGCTCACCAGTCTCAGGATCACGTTGCCATTTGTGAATACGCTTGTAGAGATTCATCGGCCCCTTGACGATACCCGTGCCTAAGAGAGCGGATTCAAACACGGCTTTACGAAGAACGTTGACGGCATTGGTGTCAAGCAACTGATCGTGGATGTGCTTTTCCATAGCCAAAGCGGCCTTTTGAGCCGGACTAAACTGTGGTTCTCCGAGCTTTGCAGGACCTTCTTTAACCGGAGCTCCTTCAAATTCGTCTTTGGCACCGCCGAGAAAATCGAGAGGGGAGGCTTCGAGAGCACCTGGAGGAAGATCTCTACCATCTCCCGGAAAGCCAAACGGATCAGGAGCCTGTTGCTCTTGCATCTTATCAAGAGGAGTTTCCATAGACGCAAACTCCGCAACACCTTCTGGCACTGGGGTGTGTTCTACGACAATAGGAAACTTTTTGTTTGCAAACAGGATGTCAACAATTTGACCATACGCGGCGAGAACTTTGGTCTTGGTAATTTTAATAAATACTTTGGATCGTTCGGAGTCGCGGTATTGTGTCGTCGAGTCATAGATACCGCGAAAGTTTTTGTACGCCTGAAGCCATCGCTGTTCGTAAACATAACGACCGTTCTCAGCATCTTCAAACTTAGCACGAATGTGGCCTGCCAAACCGGGCATACTTTCGTCGGGCTGATCAATCTCGACGGTAGCATCGGTGGCAGGCTCTAGGAAATTATCAGACATCCAGAGTCCTTATTTTTTGGGTTTTCTTACTCTTCCGCCGCGTTTGTAAGCAGGAGTAGGAGTTGCAAGAGTTCCGAAGAAACCTCCCAATACTCCGAGTGCTCGTGCAACCTTTGCACGTTGTTCTGCCGTGGCATCATCTAAAAGTTTGGTATTTTTAATTCCCAAATCTTTTGCATTTTCTTTAAGATCGTTAACCGTCTTAGGTGCTCGAACTGCTTTGGCATCTTTAGCCTTTGCCTGTTCAATGTTTCTACGAGCACGGGCACCGCCAAAGTCCTTTGGGACTTCGCCCTTTTTTAAACTGCTGATTTTATCTACCTGTTTGGGAGTCAGCGGTTCTTTGCTACCAGAAATCCTATCCTTTGGTGGCATGATCAGTAATCCCGATCTTTGTCCGCATTTAAGATAGAAGCTTCTACTACGGCATTCTTGCCTTTGCCAGCCTTACCAGCGTCTTCCACAAGCTTGCCCTGATCGACCTTGGTGTCGAAGTCAGCAGGCATACGGGTGAGTTGATCTTCGCCCATTTTCTTGTCTACGCCGACTTTGTCAGAATTCATGATATAGTCAGCGCCATAGTTGTAATCATTCTTTGGCATTGGTATTCTCCTTGTGTGGGGGGTTGATTTAAGTTTAGTCGACCCTGTATAAAACTGTCAACTTTTTCAAAGGGAGGACGATCTTTGGGTTTTCTTTGGGGAAACTGAGGTACGATATTGATAGGACCGCCTTCGGCGTAACCTCGAGACCTATAATAAGGTTCTAAAGCTGTTCTATAGTCTACGTAATCTTCTTCGCGACCCATAGGTTGGCCCGGACCAAATTCATAGCTCGATAAAGGTTCTGTTACCCTAGCTCGTTTCAGAATATCATATTCAAGCATGTTTACTTTTGCTATTTGTCCTGTACGAAGAGGAACAGAAACAATTTCTTCGCCTATGTTTCTAATGATATCATAGGATACTTCATCGCCGGGCCGGGGACCTGCTACTTCAATTCCTCCGGGTAAACGATACGTTTGATCTTCTTCTTGCCAAAACCAATTGTCGGGAGGTACGTACCGGCCAGATTCATCTAAATCTCCTTTTACCATACCTCCCTGTGCCATACCGAGCACATCTTCTCTACCGGGAAGCTCTGTCGCATCGAATCCATCCAAAAACGACTCTCCTTCCGGTTGTAACTCACCGGAGCCCGGAGTTTCCGGCTCTATTAATCCTAGCGGGGTAAAACCATACAGTCCTTCCATGAAGGCACCTTCGATGTCACCTGCCTCTGCCTTTTCTCCTATGGCGGCGGCAGTGAGAGCTGTACCGGCAACCGGTACGAGTCTAAACTTTTTGGCCATGTCTGAAAAAAAAGTACCGAACTTTTTCTTTGTGTCTTCTATATCCGCATTCATGACCTTTTTAGGATCATCGTACATTTTCTCAAACTCTTCTTGAGCTTTCTTTGCATCTTCTTGTGCTTTTGCTTCAGCTTTAGCAATTCTGCGAGCTTCTTTTCGTGCTTCGCGATCTTGTTCTGTCTGTTTCTTTACGGCTTCACGCTTCGCAGAAATATCTTTTTCTTTTTGTAACACACGCTCTTCTACTTCGAGAGCTTGTTCTTGTTTTTGTAGTGCCTGTAGTCTGAGGTTTTGACGGCGTTCTTCACGTGTTTCTTCTATGAGGTTTAGGTCATCGTCTGTCAATTGACCTGTAGGTTTAGCCTTGGATACGTCATCTCCGGGCTGTATGACAGGAATTCTAGGAGATCCATCTGCAGTTAGTGAAGATGCGTCGACACCGAGCATTGCAGGGAGCTCATTAATTGTTTTCAGGCCCAAGGTATTGGCAAAAAGGTTGTGAAATGCCTTGAGCGACTGTTTAGAAGCACTACCCTCTTCAGAAATGAGTCCGGATACGTATGAATTTGCAGTCATGGCCTTCATCGAGCCGATCATTTCGTCATAACTCGAGTGACCCATAATCGTACTAACTTCGACGCCTAATTTTAGCTCTCCAGCCATCAAAGATGGAATGATCTTTCGCAGATCAGATACACCACGAATCTCTCGCCCCATTGCGCTCGAAAAAGGTGCAAATTTGTCCTTGATACCGCCTTTTGCATTCACGGCTTTGGTCATTTTGGTTGTATTCGTGTCAAATAATCTAGTACGACCCGCCGCTTCCGCTTTTTTCTTAGCATCTTGCAGTATGGCCATGGGAACTTCTGGCAAATCTATGTCATTTCTGATCTTGTTTGCACGTTGCCACGAATCTTTAAACTTTCCCGTTTCAAAGTCGATATCATTTATTTCAATACTGTGAACTTCGCCTGGACGTAAGGGAACGAGTAGGTTAAATGCCACAGCGGCCCGTGTTTCAGCGTCATCGACGACATCGAGACCGTCTATCAAGGCTGGAATTGCTGTTTTTGCGGCTGGAACTTGCTTAAATTTACGGGTACGACGAGCCTGACTAGCCTTTTCAAGGTTGAGTTTTCGTGCTTTACCTTCTGCACTAAAGATGTTGGGAGGAGGGGCCAAGTCATTGACAGTTGCCTGACCTGCAACCTTCTGTTCAACGCTAGTCAGAGCAGTAAATGCTGACTCCGTACCTACTTCGTTTAATTTTTTAAGGAAATCCTGACCCGCTTCGCCTGTTCCAATATCGAACCACGGGCTATCCAGACTTTTACCTGCCTCTTCTATGTATCTTGCAATGGCAGTAGGTTGTCCAGTAGGGGTTGTCAGGTCTTTGCCTGCAATATCAAACGCCTCACGAATGGTGAGCGTCTTATTTTGATTTTGTCAGTGGTATTTTCTAGCATTTTTAGTACCCAAACGTGCTATCAAAAGTTTGAAAGGTTTGTTCTTTGATACCTTGTAGTTGTTTGTGAATCGATACGTAGCCTGATGTACGTGTCATGAGCATGTAACGAAGAGCGTCGTAGGCGTGATCCTCTGCCTTGGTATCTACGTCCTCAGATCCACCTTTAGCTAGCGGTATACCTGCGAGTTGTCGTATGGTATTTTGACAGGTGTGAAACAACTTGAGACGTGGTTCGTCTGTCATCGGACTCTTGGCAAGCATCTTGTGTATTTCCATCTTGCCTGCGAGTCTGTTACGATCTGAGGGTGTCCAACGTACACCTGCTCGGATCATGTTTTCGGCGATTGATGGTCCGTGCCCTGTGCGGTTCCAACAGGAAGAGTCCAAAACGCTATAGTGTGGTGCAGGATCGAACTGTTCGAGTTCCATAATCTTTTCAGCGAGTTGCTCTGCGGTATGATGTCGAACATAGAGTTCGCGATATATCCAGATGTTGTTGTCCCAGTCAACAGCGCCCCAGAGTACGCACGAAGGGCTTGAATAGCCATAGTCTGCGGCTCGGATGCGAGGCCAGTTGGTTGGGAGTTCGAACGGGTCGACGGTGTGGGTGTGTCGACTGAACTCGGGGAATGCGGCTCCCTCTGCGACATCCCAATCACCTTCGAGCAATCGCTTTCGCTCCACTTCCGGGAGAGATCGGAGCATGGCTTCGTATTGGCCATCTGCCATGAGGAACGGGTTGTCCGTGAGTCGGGCCGGTACGAACTTCCTGTAGAAAAGAGGTTGCCCTGCTTTTTTGTGCCCTTCGGGCCAAACAAACGCTCTACCCGTATCCAAGTCCGCCGCAGGAAATCTCTCACCGGGTTCGGACGCATCGATGTACATCTTTTTGACCCACCAGCCTCCGACACCGCCCGGGTTGGCTGTGCATCGCATCGATAGGTTCTTTTGTAATTCCGGATCGGTCGAACGAAGACGTGATCGTAGATAATCCCATACGTAGGGCGTGGGGTACTGAGTGATTTCATCGATACCAATCCAATTAAAAGCCTGACCCTGATAACGGGTTACGTCCTGATCTCGGTCGAGGTAACTAAACCAGATTGTTGCCCCGGATGGGAAGTGCCACGTGGACTTTGAGTCGCGAAACTTTGGCACCGGGAAAGGCCTTGGGGTAAAGTTGCCTAGACTTGTCTATGAGTTCTGTGAGTTCGTCTAGGGTGCGGCGGAGAAGTAGTCCGCGCATGTTGCCGTTGTGGCAGTAGCGTAGTGGGTCGGCCAGCAGGGCAAACGACTTGCCTCCCCCTGCGGCTCCTCCGTAGAGCACATCCTGTTCTGGTGCAGAGAGGAATTCTTCTTGAGGACCGGGGTTGGGTCGGAAGACGATCTCTTGTTCTTCGACGAGTTCGGCGACGGCATCGGGCAGATCTTCTACCGTGCCCATATCTACGACGGTGGAACCCTTCTTTACTTCCTTGCCTTCGGATTGCTTGGCGATGGTCTGGAGGGCTTCCTCGACCGACTTGGCCTTGTTTTCGACCTCACGTGCTGTAGACGCATGGTGATCTGCCTTGCGACGAAGCTCGGTGGCTTTCTTTTTGTTGTTGCGAATCTTAGCCTGAGTCGCACGACGGGCACGTTCCGCGTGGGATAGGTGGTATGGGGCCTTGGGTTCACCCGGTTGTTTCTTAGGGCGACCACGCTTCGGCTTNTGGTTTTCTGTTTCGTCTGACATGAGNGGGGTAGAGGTGGTTGAGGAACGCGGACTGCTTCGGTTTAGATAAAGGGTGAGCGTCTCTTCAGGCGGCTTCGAGCCCCGACGGGGCGAGGCTCTTCTCAACCACCCCATTCAATAAGTCTAATAATGGTGGGGTTTGTGTCAACGGTGCTTACACGTCGAACATCTTCGGGTATCTGGGATCAGAACTCTCAATTCTGTTAGGATGTCTTTTTCTTTTTCACGAAGTTCTTTAGGTGGTACGGAACCTTCAGGTACTTTTCTTCTTTAAAAAGAGCCCTGCCTTGCAACTCTGGATTCGGAACAGGCTTTCCTTGGTACAGCGCAGTGTCACCCATCTTGTCAGCAGGGCGAGATGTGGAACCAGATGCATAAGATTTAGCCATTGTTTTCTTCCTCGTCGTGTTCGATGATGATTTCTGGAGCCTCGTGAGGCGACGGTTGCTTGGGAGGTAGCAGGACGACACCGTGAACTGCTTCGACGGTGTGGTTGAATTCTTGTTTCGTCGAGATACCCGAGCGATCTAGAACACTCTGGGCGGCCTTTAGTCGGAGATCGGACCCTCGGTCCAAGTCTGGGTTGTCTATGGTATCCACGACGCGCTGTGCGGCTCTCAAGGAGTGTGCGGCGAGGTAGTTGCGTGTGCGCTCGATGATCTCCTCAGAGAGCTTGTCACGAAGCCAGTAGGCTGACTTGGGGTTGTACCCTGCGAGTTCGGCGGCACGACGTATGTCCCCTTGGCAATCGAAGAGGGACTGGAGGAAGTAGTTCCTCACGTTCGGATAACTCTTTCTTTTTTTGTCGTGGTAAAAGATTTGTCATGGTTATATTATGGCGATATAAAAAAATTTTTGCAAGGCATTTTTTTCTTGACGGATCTGCACACGACGGTATAATGATATTAACCTTCCGGGGGGGTAAACCCATAGGTAACCCACCGAGCCAGTCTACCCACCGGCCTACCCAACACGTCGCAAAACAGGTAACCAAACATGCAACCCTGCAGGGAAAACCCTGTGGGGTTTTTTGTCGTGTAGCCCACCGGCCTACCTAACACGTTGCAAAACCTACATCTAGGGCAACTCGGCCNGTCGCACAACATGTAGTCCTTTANCCTCGATTTACTAAAATATACAAAAAAACTACCGAGATTGCATACACATCCTACACCACCCCCCAGTGGCCCATGCGCCCCCGCGCCCGTGGGGTATATTTTTTTGTTTGTCATCGGTGATGCCAGCGGGTTTGCCATTTTAGGCCCCCGGCAGGTTTTGCGACTAGTTCATCAACCCGAATCCATCCCCCACATGCACCCGCGCACGTACACGTTTGCCGTTTGCCAGCCGTGGGTTTCCGTGGAATTACTTTCGGGGTTGACTTTCGGGCGTGGGTTTGCATGGCATTTCATGGGATCACATGGGACACCCCGCAAGGTTTCCTGCATTATCAACCGCTTGGTCTTTTATTCTGGGACCGGGTAAACCCCCGCCAAATCAGCCCGCCGGGTTATCTAGACAGGCACAAAAAAACCCCCGGGGATTAGCCGGGGGCAAGTTACGCCGGGAAACCGGGCTCGCTCTCACGAGCTCGAAGGGAGAAATCCCCGGCGGTTAATCCATGCGGAAAACTAGCTGGTCACCCCGGGAGTTGATCAACCCAACCAACCCATAGGGATACACCACACATTTAACCCGGCGGCCTTCATAGCCAACAGCCAAGATCGGCTTAATATCCTCGTCGTCTGGATGCCGCAACACGGGGCCATGATCACCCGGCACCATGCGGGTATCTTTGAACGGGTAACCAAGAGCATTGAACCCATAGACTTTATCCATGGCTTCGGCTACCGCTTGGACGTCATCGGCATCGGTCTCTTGTATCGCATGAAGAAAGAAATCGGGGATAAGGCCCGCCCAATCAATCAATTGGTTTTTTCTCATGTCCGGATAGTTGGCCGTAAAGAACCGCCAATCCAGTAGGACAATGGCGGCCCGCACATCAAAACCAAAGCGGGTGGCCTTTTCGTGTTCGTTGGTCAATGTTGTCATGGGTAAAACCCTCCAGTTTGTTTAAAGTAGGATCATCTTAACAAGTCGCACAACAAAGTCAATAAGGGGCTCGATCATTCCGCATCCCCCCAATCCTTCCGCACTCCGGAATCGTATTGTGCGCGATATCCGGACAAGTATTCTTCAACCTCTGCCGGGGTGAGGTCATAGACCGGGGACGTATAGTCACCCCCCGGCCATTTGTGTGGGTTGGGGTCGCGCCAGTAATAGGCATCCGCCCCGCCCCGATCCCACGGACTACCATGCGACCTGTCTGGTCCAGTAGGGTTTCCCGTGATCGATCCAAGCCCGATCATAGTATTTATGATTCCTGCAGTCATAATTTTTTACCTCCAAAGTTTATCCGAATTTAAGAACAACCAATAGCAACAGACAACACATTGCAATAGAAAAGATTTTATAGACAAGAAACAGCGGTCCCATGGATTAACGGCCAATCCAGTAATGCGTCCCCTCGGGGTTGCCATACTTGCGCTGGACTTCCAACCCCGTCTGCAATTCAATGTCCACAATGTAACGCCGGATGGTTGCCGGCTTGAGATCCGTGGCAATCGACAATTCGTCGATCGTTTGGGGACCGTCACCGAGTCGCAAAACAAGGTTGCGCTTGCGCCGTGGGTAGTGGGCGACAAAGCGCATCTGTCCCCTCTCAACAGCCCGGGAAACGGCTCCGATCTTGTAGGTTTTGTGGTGGGTGATTCTAATGTGCTTTGTCATTGCTTTTTCTCCAAATCCATCAATGAAGTTATGAGTTCAAGTTCGCGAATGCGGTCGTGCATATTGTTCATCTCTCTTTTAGTTTCCCGTAAGTTGCAGATCCATATAAGAGATGATCCGAATCAGGTTGTCATTAAAGGTGACCACATCATGGGCCCCGCGCTCTAATATCTCTCGATCTTTCATGGGTAGAACCCCCTTTCTAGTGTGTTGCAAAGCCGATCTGTCTTTCTGGTTGGTCCCAGCACAATGTGCAATGACCGCAACCCTTGGTCTTTCCCGTTTGTTCCGGGCAGGGTACAACATCCGGTTTTAGGTTGGGCATGTCAAGGCTGTTGGCCGAATAGGCCAGCCCGGGTTGGTTGCTCCACCGGATAGCGAATCGGTCCGGGTATGTATCCCTAACCTTTCGGATGGCTTCCCCGATGGGTTCGCCCGGTTCGCGGGCAGTGTAACCCCATGTGGCCAGCCCCGGGAAAGCATCCAAAGCAGACTTCCAAAACTGCACATAGGCAGGCGAAAAGAAATCACCCAGCACATGCAAACGAACAAGCATCCCGGACCGGTCCCAATCATGGGCCAGCAGGTCTTGGTTTATCTTGTGGATTAACAAAGCTTCGTTGGTATGGTCCAGACGGTGCGCAAATGGCATGTTGTTGCCATAGCATGTGGACCAGTGGAAGCACGACTGGGGACAGGTTGCCCGCTCCGTCAAGGTCAGGGTCCGGATTGCGTACCCTTTAAACTTCCCCTTGGTTACCTTAGCCGCGATCTTTTTGTTCGTGGGTATCTTTAAGACGCGCAGATTATAATCATCAAGCGCCTTTATGCTTTTCTTATAGCGTGTGGTTGTCAATTCTATCATGGGTGAAACCCTCTCTCTTGTTGGTAGTGATTCGAACCATGCCGCACCAATTCGCACCCGTCAACCCATAAAATAAAGAGAGAGCCAAGCGCACCCCGCCCAGGGTGAGGCCACCAGGGTGGAGCCTCCAGGGTAACAAAAAACCACCCGGCAGAGGGGGTGGTCTATGTGTTAGAAGACTTTAGCGTGGCTCGTTTGCCATCAAGCCATTCACGGCAAATCTTAATGTACTCGTTCCTTTGCCACAAAACTTTTTCATGTGACAACTCAGGACGATCATTGGCAATAAAGTAAATTAACTGTTCAGCGGTTAATTCTTTTGTGTAGTTACTCATCAATCTCATCCTTTGTTTTTATAGAATTTAGCCATTTTAGGTAATCGCTTGGTGGCATAAAATCTTCCAACACAATGGCAATAGCATCGAGGATTTTTTGGTCGAATTCTATGTTGTTGTTTGGTCTGTTGCACAGATCGTAGTATGTCATGAGGGCGCTGACTACAACCTCGTCCTCATGATCTTCCAGAAATTCTGCAATGTTTTGGTACTCACGCATCATCCTGTCCCTTCTTCAACTCCTCCAAAGTCTCAAGAGCCTTGGCCAGTCGTGGAACCAAGACTGTTCCTTGCTCAGTGTGCGGGTAAAGATCACCCACAAATTCCTTGACACCTTCAAGAGCCTCAATCGCTTTGGTGAATTTTTCCGTATCTTCAACACCAGCCCACATACTCTCTATCTCCACCTTGTCGATGGTGAACCCACACCCTGCGGCGAAGTCAACCCATAGCCTGAACAGCTCTTCTAAGGTGATCCACTCATTGTTGGTGGACAACTCTACCTTACGCTCTTCATCTTCAAGTTTGAACGTGATCATCTTCATACACCTCAATGATTTTTTTGATCAACTCATCTGTAGTCACTTCAAACGTAGCGCATAGCAAAATCATCTGCATACCTAGATCGAACAACATTTCCTGCGCCTTCTTGTCAACTTTGACCTCGAGGTTCCCAGTGCCGTCTTCATTCTCTGTGTAGTTCACCACTTCTATTTCGCCTGTCATCGGGTGTTTCTCCAGTTGATCGCATCCTGCACCATGAATTCAAAGGCGCGGATTATTTCCTCTCTCTTTCCCGTCGGTGCATAGTAGCGAAGCCACTGATCGAGATTCTTAGCGTGGGCGTTTTCCATAGCGGATAACCCGTGCCTTACCATCTCTTGTACGAACGCATCGATGTGGGTAGGCGTGGCGCTCTGACCAGCATATTCCCAAGTCTGCTCTTCCTTCCACGGGAAGGCATTGTCTTTCTCAGTCATTATTGATCTCCAATCTCATCTTTGTCATACGTAACCACATCTCTTCGACAGGGAATAAGTCATCCGCTTTCATAACCAGACGGGGACCGTACCCGAAGTCATGAGACACATTACCAGATACGAATGTATCTTTGTCAACCCACCCTAAGACACGAAAGACTTTTTTGCGTGGAGTCTTTGCCACGAGTACGGCAAGATCCGCACCGAAGCTATCTTCAGAATCAAATATCAAAAGACCATCGTCTAGTCTGTTGGTAAACTTCACATCTATAGAACGGTCATTCCACCACAGGTCAGCACCGCCATCACTTGTAATGTTGAGGCCGGGCTTGTCTAAATCAAACACTTTGGCTACGGCGAACTCTGCCATGAAACCTAGTTGGTTAGCTTCGACCCGTGACTGTTTCTTATTTTCCAGTCGGGGTTTGAACCCCTGCATCTCACACACCTTTACAGTATCCGCACCGAGTACCATGCATTCGTGGTATTCTCTGTTCGTTAGAGTTACATCTATCAAAACGATGGCTCCCCTCGGATGTCGTACCTCTCATCCCCAGCCTGATGTAACCCGGCCCGGTGCGTGGCATCGAGCCAAGCCCGGATGGAGTTGTCTGTCCACCACAATGGGTCACATGACAACTCGGACTGGCTGTTCTGATTCTTCGTAGTCTTCTTCTTCGTACGCATGGATATAATCCTTCATCAGTTCCCGGACGATCTCCGCCCAGCTCGTTCGCTCATCCTCGGCAATCTTTTGATCCTGTCAAGATCTCGTTGGTCTACAACAATAGAAACTTCTTTCTATGTTTCGGATCGACTAATAGTGGTCTTCCCATCCTGCATATCCTTTTTGGCTTGCTTGTTTTGCGACGCGATTCGCTTGTCCCCCACGACAC